TCTAAGTTAGCACCTAGTTGGGGGCTAGTATCTTCTACTATATTTGATAAAGTACCAGAAGTTGTTGAAAGACCAGAAACAATAGTGCTTTTAGCAATTTTTTTAAGCCCACCGCCAGATGTATCAACAGCTAAAAAAACATCATTATCTGCAACAGTACTAATCTCTGCCAAATCACCTAGAGTAGTATTATTTACGTCAAGTATATTAAGTTCAGCAGCAGTAGAAGTAACCCCATCTAGGATATTAAGTTCAGCAGCAGTTGAAGTAACTCCATCTAGAATATTGAGTTCTGCTGTAGTGCTTGTAACACCGTCAAGAAGATTTAACTCTGTAGCAGTTGAGGTTACTGCTACGTCTTCATTAATTTTAGGAGATGTTAAAGTTTTATTTGTTAGTGTTTCTGCTAAATTTGTTGAAGCAAGTGTAGTTGTAGCACTTGGTAAAGTTATAGTTGCGTTACCAGAAAATGCTGAGTGTGCAGGAGCTTGTATTCTAGCATAGTGTGCATTTGATGATTCACAATAAAAATCTATATGAGATTGTGTTCCTCCATTTTTAATTGCTATAGCACCTTGAGATATTTCTACACCATTAGATGAACCACCACTAACTGCTAATGTTCCTGCAACATCTCCGTTACCTGAAATATCAAGTGTAGCAGCATCAAGTTCGCCAGAGATTGTTACGTTTCTGCCACCACTAATATCTTTATTAGAGTCTGTAATAATAGCTTTACTAGCAATAACTGTTCCGTTAGTTATACCGTCTATTAAATTTATGTCTGTTGCACTAGCCGTAACACCATCTAGAATGTTAAGTTCTGCTGCAGTAGAAGTAACGCCATCAAGAATGTTTAACTCTGCAGCAGTGCTTGTAACTGCTGTGCCATTTATGGACAGTGCATCAGTTTCTAGTGTACCATCAATGTCTGCATTACCCGATATATCTAAGGTTGCAGCATCTAACTCTCCACTAATAGTGATATTTCTACCACCAGTAATGTCTTTGTTTGAATCTGTTACAATAGCCTTACTTGCTATAACAGTTCCATTAGTTATTCCGTCTATTAAGTTTATGTCTGCTGCACTAGCTGTAACTCCATCAAGGATGTTTAACTCTTCTGGTGTACTAGTGATTTGCGTAGTAGAAGCTGCAGCTAGTACAGGCAGTGTACCTGATACGTTAGGCAAAGATATTGTTCTATCCCCCGTGGGATCTACTATACTAAGTGTAGTTTCGTGATCATCTGCTGTAGCTCCCTCAAATATAATAGCATTTGAAGCCTCCATAGTAACTGTATCTACTGTAGTAGTTGTTCCTGCTACAGTAAGTTTAGGAACTAGTAGTTCTCCTGTACTAGGATTATATCTTAAAGCACCTGTATCATCTAATAAACCATTTGATTCATTATGAAAGACTACAGGGAAATTTGTATTTGCCGTACTGTCTGTAACAGTAACTGTTGTAGCTAACGCTGCTGTACCTGTTGTGTCTTGATTAAGTGTTCCTATTGTAAAGTCTAATGTATTGTCTGCATCTTGATAAGCTACTGTAATACCACTTTCAGTATTACTTGTTACCATAGCTCCTACAGTGTCACTAATTGTTTCTGCTAAAGTTACACCACCAATAGTAATTGCGTCAGCTTCTAATGTTCCATCTATATCTGCATCACCGCTTATATCTAAAGTAGCAGCGTCTAGTTCACCACTAATAGTAATATTTCTACCACCAGTAATGTCTTTATTAGCGTCTGTGATAATAGCTTTACTTGCTATAACCGTACCGTTTGTAATACCATCTATAAGATTTATATCGGCTGCACTTGCTGTCACACCGTCTAAGATGTTAAGTTCTGCTGCAGTACTTGTAACTGTTGTACTATTTATAGAGAGTGCATCTGTTTCTAGTGTGCCGTCAATGTCTACATTTCCTGATATATCTAAACTAGCTGCAGTTATTTCACCACCAACTGTAAGTGTAGTAGCCATATCAACTGCACCATCAATGTCAACAACATCAAGGTTAGTAGTACCATCTACATCTAAGTCACCATTAAAGTCTACATTTCCAGCGACTGCTAAAGTTGTAGCCATATCTACAGCACCGTCTATATCTACGACATCTAAGTTGGTTGTACCGTCTACATCTAAGTCACCGTTGAAGTCTACATTACCTGCTACTGCAAGAGTTGTAGCCATATCCACTGCACCGTCAATGTCAACAATATCTAAGTTAGCTGTGCCATCAATGTCTATATCACCTGATATGTCTAAAGACGCACCAGTTAAAACTCCAGCTACAGCTAGTGTACTAGCCATGTCAACTGCGCCATCAATATCTACTACGTCTAAGTTAGTTGTACCGTCTACATCTAAGTCTGTTCCTACATATAGTTTTTTAGCTATACCAACACCACCGTCAACAATCAAAGCACCTGAAGTTGAGCTAGTTGAGTCGGTAACTAGGTTTAAGTTAACAGCACCACTTGTATCAAGAGTTGTTACAGTCGCAGCCGCAGCAGATCCAGACCCAAGAATACCATCTAATGTACCAGTAAATCCAGTAGCTGTTATTTGGTCAGTTGCAGTAATACTATCAACGTAAACATCTTTGAAACGTAAACTTGTAGTACCTAAGTCTACATCTGAGTCAGTCACAGGAGCAATACTACCATCGTTAAATGTAACTTGGTTAGTACCTGCGTTGGCAACAGTGATTACATCAGAGCCACTAAACGTAATACTAGTGTTTGTGTCTCCGTCACCAGATATACTATCAAGTTGTATATTACCTGCGTTAGTAAAGTTTGAGTCACTAAGATCAAACGTACCTGTAACATCTAAGTTACCACCCACAGATAAGTTACCTGAGATGTCTGCAGCACCGTCCATGTTAATAGTAGTAGCAGCAATATGTATTTCTGTATCAGCTACAAGATCAAGATGTCCGTCAGCACCAGAACTAATATGAATAGCTGTATCACGAAACTGTATCTTTTCAGTAGAAGCAATAAGTAAATCGTCAGAAAACTCAAAGTAGTCTTCATCTTCTTTCCAAATAATTACGCCATCATTACTACCAGCGTTCCAAGTTAATGTAATGTCACCAGTGTTTGTACCAAATGTAACATCGTCAGCTACTAAAGCTGTAACTGGCCCTCCTTCACCTGCTGTACCATCGTGTGTGTGTCCTGTACTAGATGCAAAAGCAGCTAATAATTGGTCAAACTCCGTGTTAAACAAATCGGAATCTATAACATCCCCATCAGTAAATGTAGATTGTCTTGTGTATGTAGCACCCATCTAACGTCTTGCTCCTAATTGATACTCTAATTGAAATCCTTTTAGTGAATATGGTCTAGATTCACCGTTGTCATTTATTCTTAAAACTGTAGAAAAACCTGAACCTTCTACTGGCTGTCTTATAAGAGGCTGTGAAGGCCCACCAAAAACATGTCTTACTTCACTGTTTATAGTACTAAATAAAGCTGTACCAAACTGAGAAGCTACCTCTGTTGAACTAATAGAATAGGCTGGCGGTCTAGCAGAATCTGCATCTTCATTATCATATCTTACAAGTAAGTCTGCACTAATAGCTGACTCAGGTTTAAAGTTAAGAATAACTCTGTGCATATGTTTCCGTATGCCGCTATCGCCAAAACTTAAGTCTGGACTTCTGTATCTACCCAGTATAGGCGTACCATCTAAGGTATCACCTTTTTCTTGTCTGTGTACAAAACCTGCAGAATCTCCATGTAATACTAATACATCTCCTGCTCTTACTAGTGTATTTGTAACAATAGGTTTAAAGCCTCGTATTTCTGAAAACTCATAACCTTGTGATTTTTTAACACACACAACGCTTCTTGTAATACTATCAGCTTGTCCATCTTTTGTAAAGAAGATTCTATACTGTGTCTTGTCAGCTATAACAACACTTTCAAATAAAGAAGAGTTTCTAATGTTTGTATCAAAAAGACTCTGCACGTTACGACTTATTGTACCTAGTTCCGTATCACCGATCCTTGCAGTAGCAGCAACAGTTCTAAGCCCATCTGCTGCAAGAAAAATTAAGTCTCCTGCAAATTCCTGTATCGTATCACCGTTAAGGCAACCAATATTTCTAGTAACAGGAATCATTTGAAAATCACTAGAAGTGTTTCCTGTCAGTTTAAATATCCTATTCTCACAGAATACAAACAATGTATCACGGAATACTTTTATCCCTGTAATAGTATCGTCTACTCTAATACTACCAGCCCCATCAGCAGAAGTAAAATCATCTTCATCAAAAGGTTTACTAAATACTAACTCTTCTGGTGTAGTAGATTTACCTGCGTAGAACATATGAGATTTAAAAGAAGCAACAAACTTAGAACCTACAACTGCAGTAGTAGTTACATCAGTAGCACTAAAGGAAGTATTAAAAACTACAGGTGCATTAACACCATCTACAAAAATAATTTTTTCATTGCCATCAAAGTTAAATCTTTCAGTTCTATACTTTACTGCCCCTGTTCTTCCTGTATCTATTTCTTCCCACTCAGAAGAAACTGTTATATTTGCTAAGTGTTTACCTAGTGTACTTTGACTATTACCTGACCTAGTAACACCCGTAAATTCATTTGGAGTTACTGCTAAATTAATTCCTGTGTAATTAAATGTTTCAGTAACACCTGTACTACCATCTTCAGTTGTAGCTCCTACAAGTGTTAAAGTACCACTTGTAGCAAAACCAGCAACACTATCTACTTTAATTACGCCAGAGCCAGACATTGTATCGGTTCTAGCAATAGATATAGCTAACTCAGTAGATGCGGCATACCATATCTTTTCACCTCTACAAGCTATAACTACGTTATTAAAGTTAGCTAGTCCTATTACATTTTCGCTTGAACTAGAAGTGTTTGGTACAATAACATTAACGTATTTACGAAAGCCATTTATTCTTCTGTATCCACCCTCAATGTCAGGCTCAAAGTTTTCTAAATCTAACGCTTGCCCCGGCTCCATCTGAAATGTAGAACGATTTAAAACTAAACCACCCTCACAGATAAAGGAGGCTGGTGCAACTTGGGATTGATCGGGCATACTTAAATAGACCTAAATGATGAAGTAGGACTTCCTATATGGTTTCTGGTTATATAAGTAGACCGTAAGTAATCAAATTTATTTACTAGTAAAGTTTGCATATTTTTTATACCTTGCTCAAATCTAGTAAAATTAATTGCATACTGCTGCATCTCTCCCCGATATTGGTATACAAAAGCAGCAGCCCCGTCAACAATAACTGTCGCAAAACGATCAGGTATAGTCGTTGTATCACCATGAGCAGTCATATCTGTAGGAAAAGTAAAGTAATCATACTTTATAGTATATGCTTTTTCTGGGCAAGGATAAAGTATATAATTATTATCAAGTGATCTTACTACATGAGTTGGTGGACCACCATTGTCAAACTGTGCTACCTGTACACCACTAGCGTGTGTAGCTGCTGTAGTAGATTGTGTTCCACGTGTAACACCTGTTAAGTCATTACCACTTACACCCGTATAAGATATAATCTCACTTCCTATAAATGCACTACCTGCAGAAGCAAAGTCTGTGGTAGATGTAAGTGTTAGTGTTGTCACGGAACTAGAATGTGATCCATTTAATGTAGTAGTTGTAATTTCATCTTCGTGAGTAACATGATTCTCAATATACTCTTTGTAGTTCATACTGTTTAACTTGCCACCACTTGTACCTAAATCAGAGTCTTTTACTATACGAAAGGTATCATAGTCAGCAAGTTTAGCTGTTGTTGGTAAACTATATTTAAATGTTCCTGCAACTAATGTTTCTGAATCTGTTGCATGATTAAACGGGTAATTAAATTCTCTTTGATTAATGTAACGCACTGCTTCATTAATAGCATTTTTACATTGTATTTGCACTCCTCTTGCATTAGTAAATGAAGTAGAGGTTAATACACTTTCGTTCATGCGTGTGATAACTTTGTTTGTTAAAGTTAGGTATGTTTCTGCCATTTAAAAATCTTTCACCTTCATAAAGCTGGAGAGGCCAGATTAACCCAGCCTCCCCATTTAGTAAGTTATGCTAATGCGTCTCTATCAACTTCATTAGCTGATGAGCTTCCTTGCTCAGAAACGTCCATCAATAGAGCGTAGACTCTAAGTTTACCTGCTGAGAAGGTAGCACCGTCACCTGCAAAAGTCAGGTCTAGTGTATCTGCTGTAGCAAGAACAACTTCTGCTGAAGGTGTTACACTTGGAGCGTAAGCCAAATCAGAAGCACCATCTATATCAAATGCAGTAACGTATTCGTTTGCGTCTGCTGCACCTAATATTATGGTAGCATTTGTACCTGTATTCATTGTTGCAGATTCTACAACTTGAACACCTGCATGAAGTATATGAGTATTCGCTGGTAGTGTAATACATTGTACTACGTCACCAGAAGAACAATCAATAGCTTGTGCAGTCAGGTCAATAGATAGTTCAACCTGATACGGCATACGGCCTCTGTTAGAGTTACCTGTTGCAGGAAGTAAAAGTGATGTTATAGTAGCCATTTTTTAATCTCCCTTATGCTGCGTTATATACGGCTTGAACGAGAGCTTCTGGACGAAGAATCTTTCTGCCATACAAATGCATACCACGGACAATGTCAGAGAAGCTGTCAGGGTCACGGTATGTTTCTGTCTTATTGATCTGCTCTGCAGTAGCAACAGCAGAATCGTGTCCAGCCATAATGACACCATAGTTAGCAAGCTGGTTCGCTGTACCTGAAGTACCCGGACCTGTGCCAACTGCTGGTAGATTACTAGAACTGTATACTCTGAAACCACCTAAGTTATTAATAACTAGGCCATTTCGTATACTTCCTGATTCTCCAAAGTCTGCGTTGTGAAGACGTGAATCTTCGTCACGTAGCATTTCCATAAACACAGGATCTACAACTAGCCAACGACCATTTGTGTCAACTTGCTGTTGATCAAGTAGTCTAGCCATACGAGATACAACCATCATTGGTGATGCTGTAGCTGTTGGCAAGGATGTTGCACCCGGCATACGTGGAGTTAGAGGAATTGAGTGAGTTCCTGCTGAACTAGTAGTAATGTTACCAAAATCACCTTTGTTCAATTTCATGCTGGAAAGAAGTTCATCTGTTCCTGCAGTTGAAACTGCCACAGTACCATTTACAGTTGCGTTAACTGTGTCTGGTGATCCGTGAATGGATGATTGTTTGTAACCTGATAGGTAACCAAGTACGTCTTGGTCAAACTGGTCAGCCAATCTATAAGCTGCTCTATCAGAAGCAAGACTCATAAAGTTTATGTGGCTGTGTGCGTCTTCTATGTCGTCAATCTTAAACGCATAGTAGTTAGACTTATCAATTGTTAACGAGAAATCTTCGTCATCAAGGTCTTGTGGTAGAATAGTTGTACCACGAGTATACTCTTTGACTGTAATCTCTGGTTCTTTTATTATTTTAACGGTATCGCCCATGTTAGCAATTTCACCAAAGTAATCATTATTGGTAACTGCTTCTACAACAGATGCCTTGCGGAATGCAAGTTGCACCTGTTTGCTGTAGATGATTGGGCTAAAATTACCGTTAGGCAGGTTACCATAACCTGCTGCGGAACTAAATGCCATTGTATAATCTCCTATTTATAGCATATATTACAGATGCAAATCAATCAAATGTTTTAACGGGCTGACTTACGTAGGGTGTATTACAGACACAGTCGCGCAACTATGTAGTTAATAGGCCATGTTTATCAGGTAGTCTTTAAGACTTTGTATGGTTTGCGATTTAGTATGGTAGGTAACCATTTTAAAAATGGGGCTACCGTAGAAGTATGACTATAGTTATATCTATTTTTTTCTATATGTCAATACCTTTTAACGAGCATTACCAGATACATCATAAACAAAACGTCCTGAACGGATAGCTTCCATTATAACATCTGAGTTTCTCTCGTACTCTTGTGGTGTCATTTTCGCCACTTGAGATTCCTTAAAGCTGCCACCAGTTTTATCTGTCTCTGGTGC